CTTTGTGCATAGCCTGAATTATAGCTTCTTCGGCTACTCGGCTGGCTGCAATCATAGCTGCATAGTTGGGATCAATATTAAACCTACGACTCTGCCCACCCGGATATACCATCAAAAGGTGTGTACCTTTATGAAAACTGTCCATCCAGTCGCTATCGTATTCTGCAACAGGTACATACTTACGTCCTACTTTTTCGTAGTAAATCTTTTTCATATCATGTCCACAAACTATCACGAATTTTAATTAAACGGATCATCATTTGTTCATCTTCTTTGTCGTAGGCTGCTTCAATCTTAGTAGTAAGTTTAAGAGCCTTATCACCTGCTTTTTTACTTGCAGTATCTTTATCGGATCTACCAATCCAGTTTGTACCAAACTTGATTCGTAAACTTTCACAGTATTCACTCCAACCACTTGCATCGTGAGGGTCCGGACGATTACGATATGTTACTGTCCACCATGTATACAGTTCTTTAATTTCTTTAGCACGTAATGCTTGACCAGTAGGCTTGCCATATTCTGGGTTATCTGGATCTACACCCATATCTTTATCAAGAGTAAGTGTCATTGCCCAGTCAAGATGATCGATACCTGCTTGAGGGCAACGCCAAGTGCGCCAACGCCACCACCCAGTAGCATAAAAAGGAGCATCATACTTCTTTCTATCTTCTTTACTTCCCCATGCGATGTGGCTCCAGGCTTGCTCGACCTCGACAAAATCAACCAACTCATTAAATAAGCATGGAAGGAAGCGACTCCCAACATCAGACCAAGAACCAGGCTTAATATCACGGCTATGAGCGGTGAGAGCATGAGTACGAGTAACGTACCTGTTATTAATGTAATATTTGACATCATATATTTTTCTGACAGGATATGTTACAAAATCTTGAAGTTTATCAAGACCTTCTTCTGCTAACCAATAACGAACAGGATGGTATTGTTTAGCTTCACTATTCCATTCATCCCAACCTTCACTAGTCTTGGCTCCGCCTTTTGGCATACCGCGCACCCAATCAGCAAAGGGTGTGCATGACCAGTAATTACTGTGTTGTGCCATTTTTAAATACTTCCGGGTTATCTTCTACTAGTGCAATTAATGCATGTGTTTGAAACTTCACCTGTTCTTCTGTCATCTTTAGATTGTATGCATGGTCTAGTATATGTAATACTTCATGCCACAATGCAATCTTTTTAGTTTGTTCAGTAAATTGATCACCAATCCAAATCTCTTGGTCATTGAATCGTGCTAAGCCAATAGTGCCTTGCATTTCTTCCGATGTTTTATATTTTACTTCGTAATCTATTCCGCAAATTTTAAATTTCATTCTTCTACTCCAAACTGTTCTTTGAATCTATTTCTATAAAGTTCTTTGGCGTGTTCTAAAAAGGTTCTATACAAATCATTTTCATAATCTTCGTTGCTCATAAAACTCAAAGGATCAATAGCCATTGCCAGATGAACATTAGATGAATAAATGAAATAATCATATTCTAATTTACTTTCTCTATTATAAATCTCATCAACTATAGATTGTTGAATAGGATTATTTTTAGCATATTCCAATTTAACTTTTTTATCTTCTTCTTCAAGTTGCTGGCAGTAGATGTTATATTCTGCTAAAGTCATCTTTGAAATCATTTCTTCAGTTTCAATTATGATATCGGGAGCCTTTAGTTCTTTAAATCTTTTTACTCTCAGCCGTCTTTCTTCTTGAAAGTCTTTGTTTCTAGTAATTGTATCTTCAATAATTTTTCTCATTCTTCTACTCCAAAATGTTTCTTAATCTTATTAGCAATAATAGCACCCATATCATCTTCTCTATGACTAGACCCCAGAGCAAGGTCCATACATTCGTAAGCAATCAACTCGGCAATCAATTCTACCTTATCAATTGCTACCCACTTGCCACTAGAATCACTACCGTGTTCTTTAATTAATTCTCTTACTCTGTTATTCATTTCAATACTCCTACATAAGGGCTGTTCAACCATTTTGCGTATGTCTCCGCGTTATCTGCAATTTTTTGCAGTTCATACTTCCCGCAAAATTTTAGTAAGTGTAGGCCCACTTGAGGAATAGTAGTTGTACGAACACCTTCACGGATGTTTGTATCTACTGACAGTTTAACATCATCGGGCTGTGCTGTCAAGTCAATTAGGGTACGATTTCTCTCATATGCGTCCTTGACACGGACCTCATTTCCTTCATGGTCGGACCAGCGGGAAAGTTGCATATTGTTCCACGCATAGCCTTGCTTATGGCGATCAGCATATGCTTCAATCAATCCAGCTTTCTTTGCTGAACCTTTTTCACGTACCCCGGGAAAAGCACTGAATACGTTGTCGGTTGCGTCACCGCGCATTATTTTGCGAAATAATATATATTGTGGATCCTCTAATAGTTTCGGATTCTTTAACTTATCCAATACGGGCTTACCATTTTCTTTGAAAAATCCCTCTAGCGTAATTAGTTCACCAGTGACACCCGAATATTGTTTTACTGTAGGAGAAATTAATTGGTAAAAATCGCTGTCGGTTGAAATTATAAAATGTTCATCTGCTGGATGCAAGTGAATCCAGCGGGCTATGAGATCATCAGCTTCAGCCTTAGGATCACGCAATACACTACAGTTTGTGCGGTCTTTAAGGTAATTTGTGAAGGCCTCATACGTTTGCCAAAACATGGTGTTTTCTTCCACTTCCGCTTCTGTTTGCGATAGCGTATCTACTACACGGTTCTTCTTATATGGAGCATAGAAGTCCTTTCTCCACGACCTACCTTCGAGACAAAACACAACATGATCAATTCCAAAACGTTTAACGATTTGATTAGTACTTGCTAGTGTAAGATGAATTGCCATCCCTATCTTCTCGTCAACCGTACTACTGCGTGATGCAATGTGACGGGCCCGAAAAAAAGTATTTGCGGTATCAATTAATGCGTATTTCATACGTGTATTATATACTGGTATTTGAATAAAGTCAACTTATAAGGAACTAATTATTTGAGCATAAGTAGTATTTGGAAGTTTCATTAAAGCATCCACAACTGTTTGTTGTTGCTTTTTTGTATTAGTCCAAACATAACTTCCACGTATCGCAGAAATTTTATGAGTACCCTTTAAATAATCCTTATAAATGATTTCTACTACTGCCAATACTTCAGTGTCACCACTTGGTGCTTTCCAACCTTGATTAGATAATGTCTCTAATTTTTTCAATGCCCCGTGTTTACCCTTAATAGCTTTCATTGCCTTGCTTAAATTACCAAATACTTGTTGTAGGATATAATGATAATTTAGCATTTGATCGTCAAATGCGGTGCCACCAAGTGGTTTGTGATTGCGAACAAACTCATCGTATATGTTACCATAAAACCCAAACATTGCACTACTTCTTTCCTCTAAAGGCCACCATTTTTCATTTTGAGACATGATAAACTCCAGACGGGGTATTTCTGCATTAGCACTTTGCGTTACTGCCCCAATGTGTGAAAACACCCCGGCTTCTTTAGCATCAGTATGATTGTTAGGTAGTAGTGCAGTATTACCTGCCTGGAGACAAGTCATTACTTGGTCGTATGCTAATTTATCCTGCTCAGTTGCTTGTTTGGGATACAATCTATAATTATTGCTATGAATTCTCAAATATTCAAATTCACCCCATTTAGACTGTCCTTCACCGTTTAACATAAGTGCAATAAGACCCGGTAAAGTAGGATCATCGGTTGTCCATGTTTGTGTGGGCACAGGAAAGTCTCCCCAATCTTCAGGATCCCATCCTTTGATATTTCCTGCACGTAGTTCAAGGTACAAGTCAACTAAATGGTGCCATCCGTCAACCGTGTTCATATAAAGAACCATTGCATTGCCTGCGCCGTCTATGATAGTAAAAGGTTTATTCTTTTTGTTTATTACCTTAACACAAAATACACACGTAAAGAATCGTAAATCAAAAGTTCTAAGCAATCTTTTTGAATTGCTCATTTCCATTAATCGTTGATATTCCTCATCATAAAAGAATTCCTTAAGCAAGGTGTATCCAGTAACACCCATTACTGCGGGGTCAAATCTAGAATCTGTATTTGCAACATCATTTGCCTTATCAGTATTAAGGATATTTTTAATTTCCTTATCTAACATAAGCATATCGCCCCAATCTTGTACTGTATATTTTTTAAATGTTCCTTTGGGCTTAATAAGAACATTATCAATTTTTGAAATATCAATTTTGCCCTGAGGCTTGTTAAA